CCCCCGGCTCTGTTTAGATTACAACAGAGAGTACGTTCTCTTCACGGAGAACTTTAGTGCCGTACAGAGTATCAGCAGTGAACAAGTTCGCAAGGAACTCTTGCTTGTACTGAGTCTGTGAACGAACAGCCATCTGCTCTGCAAGAACAAAAGCGTCCTTGTGCATCAGAGTGACAACACGACCAGAAGTCGTAGAGCCAGTGACCGTTGGAGCGTTAGATGTAACGTAAACGTCTACACCGTAAAGCTGACCGATCTGACCGTTGTTAACACCACGACCGTTTACAAAGTCTGAAGACTGGTAACGATCAATGCCCATGATGACATTACGGATTGCAGGTGGGATAATTAATGCACGAGCGTCCATAGGAACGTCAGCATCATCCAACTTCTGAATCATGTTGCGGAAAGCCGCATCAGAGAATGCTTCAAGAGCAGTAGAGTCGTCGTAGTCAATCAATACGTCAGACGCACCGTTGATCTGGTAGTGAGACTGTGTAGCATCAGAACCATCAGCAGTACCTGCATCGTTTGATACATTCAACAATTCTGCGAACAGATCGTCATCGACTTGCTTAGCAAGAGCGTAACCTGCATCGTCAGTGTAGAAACGACGGAGTGAATCCAACGCTTGTACTTCTGTGATGTCTTCAATCAAACGAGAATATTCGTAGTGATTGTCGATAACTACTTGCACTTCTGTGTTAGCAGTCTGCTGAATTGTTACAGTGTCAGCCGCAGTCTTGGCATTCGCCGCGCCACGAGTAGGCTTAGGAATATGAAGAGTGTCACCCTTCTTGCCAGTCATAGGCATTTTGTTTACGAGGTTAGCAAGAACGAGGTTCTGCTTGTACGCCGCAATGATTTCGTCTGACCACAGTTCTGGAATGAACGTGGCCGCGTTTGCTAAAGTAACGGTATTGTTACTTGCGGGGGTTAAGTTTGCCATTGTAAATATCTCCTAGGCTATTTAACTCGACCCTCGGCATAAGCTACCCGTATTTCAGGAGCAAGCTGTTGATACCTATCAGGGTCTGTTTGCATAAGTTTAATAATATCAGCACGACGATAGATTTTACGGCTTGATCGTTCTCCCGATCCTCTGGCGTTTCCTGTTGAAGCTGACTTAAGCTGACGCTTACGATCTGCTTCGTGCATTTCTGCACTTTCTTTAACAATGTTCTGGCGTTCTTTCCATGTTGTTAATAGCTCATTCGCAGAGTTATAATCAAAATTTTGATCTGCTCGTTGATAAAGCTCTTGACGTACTTCAGATGCCATGACCCATTCTTGAAATTTAGTATCTTGAATGATGTCGTTAAAGTCAGGATGATCCGCTTGCAACTTACCTAAAGCCGCCTGCTGTCGCATAACAAGTGATGCTTGCTCTGCCTGTTTAACAGACGGATGCTTAGCAATTGCTCGCTCGACAGCTTTTTGAGGATCGTCAAAAAAATCAATCTCTTCTTCGTCTTCTTCTTGTGGGCTATTGGCCTTTGCTAGTTGTGTCTTTACGAAATTATCAACAATACCGCGTAATTCACCAACTTCTGAAGATTGCTTTCCAAGTAACTTTTCGGCTTCTTGGTGCATACGCACAATATCTTTAATATCTTTGCCCTGATACTTTTCAGGTATATCATCTTCTTGTGCTTCCTGAATTTCTTCAGGTTCTACAGGTTGCTCTTCTTCAAGAATCTGCTCATCTTCATCAAAAGTTGTGAATGCTTCCCCGTCTTCTGGTTGATATTCGGGACTATCTGCAATTATACGTGCCATATATTTTAAACTCCGTGGCTAAATGCCATTATGGATTACTATTTACGTGCGGCTCTCTCATGATCCTTAGCCCACCTGTCGTCTTTATCCGGCCAACCATGACCAACGAAATGTGTTCGGATCGGAGAGATTATCCGTACTGATGTTTCACCACATTCTAAACACGTTACGAAGTTGTCACTGTGAGTCCAGTGTTCTTCAACATGGTTACATTGGGTGCATTTATAATCGTACCGCTTAAGCATTATTCTGCCCTTGCAATACGTCATAAGCTGATCTAATACCTGTTTCAAAGCGTCTGACTCTAAACAGGGCATCACGTTCACCTTTAACAAAAGATAGTTGTGATTCAGTCTTGATGTCTTCTATACGATGTCGATCAAGAATTTCATTGACTTCTTCTATGAACTGTTTCCAACCATCTGTTGCAAATAGATCAAAATAGTTGTCATAGTATTTATTTTCTTCAGGACTCAAATGAGTTTCTCCCTAATTGTAATGCAAATATTATACCACAATTTTATTCATTTGTCAAGTATTTTCTTGACTCTTAGTTGTTTTTGTGGTACGAGGTGCTTTTACAGTTTCTAATTCTTTTAATCTTTGATCGAGTTTTGTCAAGATGCCATTCATTTGATCAATGACTTCTTGGAACTCTTTCTTAGTTACTACCATTCGATTGCCTCATTTGTTGCTCAACAATATCTTCTTTACTTGCAATTTCACGTTCTTTTAAAACAAGTTCTGCAAGTCTTGCTCTTCGTTCAAATTCTTTATCTCCCATATCATCCTGCCCTGCTTTAACTTGTACAGCAATTCTACGTGTTTCCGCATCAAGAGGAAGCATTTGTGTTTCAACTGCATTTTGCTCAACACGAGATTGAATCTCAGCAGTTTGTGCTTGAACATTTTTAATGACTTCTTGTTTATGAGCCATTTCTATTTGCATTTGCATTTGTTGCTGTTGCTGTTCTTCAGGATTAGGCTGATTAACTTGACGCAATCTTTCAATAATTTCTTCACGATTACTAAGATTCATGTTATCAACAATGCTTTCAATCAACATTGGATACATTGGAGAGTCAGGACTCATTGTTTGTAACAACTGTACAAGTTGTGTTACTTCATATTCACGCGCAATAATACCTAAAGAGCTTGAAGCAACAAACTTAAAGTCCCGAACTGGATACAACTCAGGATTGAATTGCATATAACGGTGAGCCGCTTTAGTAACAAAAGGTAATAAGAACGCATCTTGGAAGTTAATTAGTGTACGCTTGTGTCGCTTAATAATTGCACCAAGAGACATTGAAATACCTGCGGCAGTGCTATCTCCATTGATAGAACCGGGGATACCTGCGGCATCAATTGCACCTGTAGCCATCTGCACCATTTGTTGTAGTGTAGCCGCTTGATTAAACGTGTTAGGATCAAGACGACCAAAGTTAAATGGTTGTAGGATCTCAGCAGGGTTGCCATTTGTTAAGATTGCTTTGCCCGGACGTACTTCTAACTTAGCCCCACGAGGAAGCCTAGAAGCGTCTACAGCCATCATTGGATGTACAGTCAATGCCAAGGCATCAATACGTGCGCGAAGTTCTGTGTCAAGAGCTTTCTGTGCGTTGTAACCTTTCTCACAGATACCACGCCCCCAGAAACGTGAAGGAACAACATCCCACGGGAAGGCAATAACAGGGCGATCCTTCATCATGTATGGGCTTTCTTCAGCCTTCAGTAATGTACCGCCGTTGGCAATAACAATAATAGCTTCTACATATTGAGAACCTTCTACTGAGTCTTCATCAAGAACTTCGTCTTCTTCACCATCCGCGTTAATAGACTCAAGTAAATAACGAGGCACTAATCCATAGTATTTAGTTAATCTTACTTTATCATCTGAGTAAATAGTTAAGTCTTGGTCAGGTTCAATATCTGTATCAGGAGCCGCTACAGCAACTTCAACATCAAAGTACACACCCTTCTCAATGTTTTGTTCAACTTGATGCAGTGGTACAAACTCATCAATTGCAACACCCAAGGCTTCGTCAATAGAAGTAGCAACAGGGTCAATGAGGAAGTTCTGTGGCATAACAGGACGTAACTTGACTACATTGCGTGGTATTTCGTTGACACCAATAGCAGTCATTTCTCCGCCCATTACTGGTTGAGTAGCTGGACGCATATCAATAACTTCGTCTAAAACAATTTCACCAATGCCTGTACCAAAGACAGCAGAGTTAATTAAACATTCTGCAATAGACTTACGCGCATTAACAAACTTCATATCCTCATCAAGTTGTTGACGTAAAAGTTGAATGTCTTGCGGTTGTTGGTCTTGTAGGTCATCTTTAATATCAAACCACTTACCACGCCCAAACGTAGCTTCTTCAACTTCTGCCACAGCAGATTCAACAGCTTGTTGCAATGCAGGTGAGATTAACCGTGAGCGTTCAGAAGCTCGCATTGAATCTTCTTCAGCCCAGATCCCACGCCACAAACGGTAGTATTCATCAAACTTTTCTTGGTAGTTTGATTCAAAGTGGTCACGCCATTGGTTACACTTGTGGATTACCCACCCTTCCAGTGATCCAACCTCTTCTATATTATGATCGTAGTCCATGTTTAATATCCTGCTACGGGGTCTAAAATTTCAAAGTCGTCTTCTTCGTAATCGTAGTAGTACGACACTTTGGCTAGTTGGTCTATATATGCTAATGCATCAACCAAGTCATCATGCACTAAAGCATTTGGAAACTGAAACAACTCATCCAAAAAGTTTGCATTCCAATCTCCTTTGTTTAAAGTTATTTGTCCGTGTTCAAATCGCCCTTGCAATCCCCACACAACACGATCTGTTTTCTTTTTGTTACCATGAGTCAACTCTTCCACACGAAAAAATCTCTGCTTGGATTTCATTAAGTCGGTAAGGTAAGGAAGTACCGCATTCTTTAACGCACCTTTTTCAATACCTACCGCAATAGGTTTGTAATGGTCAACGGCATCAAAAATCTTTTTAGCAGTTTTTTTAATATCCCATCTACCGTGTATAATGTTCGCTACCCACCAACCATTTTCGTTTGCTTTTACAACTGCAATTGCTGTTTGGTCTAGCTTTTTATTTTTTGATTTGGTTGCTGATTCGACATCCGCAAAGCCTGCAAGGTCAACTGCAATATAGTAATCACCAACTTCAGGCTCTTCATCATCAAACTGTACCCAATCCTCTTTAAAAATTTCTGACCCCATTGCTTCAAATGATGCAAGAAACTCTTGTCGGAATGCGTAACTTGACATTGATTTTTTAGCTGTGTCAATCTCTTCTGGATCAAGGAGAGGGTTGTCGTAAGATGTAAAATGCCAAGCCTTATAGCTCTCATCATCTCCCAACGTAGCGTAGTGGTAGAGTTCATAAAAATGATTCCTTCCCATTGGCGTACCAATAAACATGGCTTCACCTTTTTGGTCAGCAAGCGCAGGTCTCAAAATTTGCTCCCACACGCTAGGCTTCATATCCGCATACTCATCCATAACTAGGAACTTAAGGGATACGCCTCGCATTGTCTCAGGTCTGTCAGCACCTTTCAGTGAAATAGTGCAACCGTTAATGAGAGTTATTTGCAAGTTGTTAATGTGCGATGACTTAATAACAGGATGCGCAAGTTCTAACAACGTAGTCCACATAATGTCACGAGCCTGCCCCTGCGTTGGAGCAACATAGAACACATGACCACGGTTTGTTTGCAATCCATAGATAATCAACTGCCATGCGGCTAGTCTTGACTTACCTGTCCGCCGTCCTGCCGCTACAATCTTAAATCGTGTTGGATCGTTAAAGACTTCTTGTTGCCAAGGAAGTAGTTCAACATTAAGCTCCAAGAGGTTTGGCTTCCTTCATGATGTCAACAAGTTCTTGACTACGGCGACCCACTTGGTTGTACCACTTTGAGTTAACCATTTCGTTTGCCGCCATCAGGTAGTTACCTTCATTCACATAACGAATCATGTTTTTAAACTTACCTAACCTTGAACGTCCTAGATTAAACGCCATGTTAACCAACACACGTTGTACATCTTCAGGGTGTGAACTAAAATTTAAAAACAATGCGCTTGCATCCGTACACGCGGCGTTGCAATCGTCATGAAATACTTGGAGGATACGCTCATCAGTTACTGGAGTTCCAACAGGCCACGTATGTTCCATATCATTTTCTGTAACTAGATGACCAATACCAAATGTAGGTAGGTTCTCAGAGTCTAAATAGATTTCTGTGACGTACCCTTCGTGACGAACAAGGTCTTCTTTAATCTGTTCAATCAGATTCGGGGGTAACATCAATTATATCCTCATCATTTGTAATTACTGTTTCACCACCAACACCAGTGATAGTGATTGACACCGCAGATCGCCCAGTATTGTTCTTATCTTTCTCAAAATAACTAACAGGCAACATACGATCCATTAATAACTTCCATGCCGCCGCTTGATTCTTATGCTCATCGTCTAACGCCGCACTCATAATACTATCAAGTACCTTTTGAGAGCGTGGAGATGCCAACAAACGAGCCTTAAACTCATTGATTGCCGCTGCATCTCCGGGAGGTCTTCCTCGTTTACCTCTGTTACCAGACTTTTTAGCCTCAACATCAGTCTTCCGGGGACGACCTACTCGTTTTCGCTGAGTATTCTCTGTCATATACAGTACTCTATAGTTAACACAACAACAAATACAAGAGATAATTACTTTTAAAGATTATAACTTATGCATTTGTCTCTTGCGTTTGCTCTAAAGTGTAATTATTATAGCATACTTTTTAGAAAAAGTCAAGTCCTTTTAACATAATCACTTTATATTGTTGTAAAATACCTCCCTTGTTCCCTTCTTCAGCGGGTCTCAGGCGATTTCCTTGACCTCCGCAGAG